ATCGGCCCGCTGCTCTATTAGCTCGAGATTTTTCTTAAGCCTTTTCTTCATCTTTTTCCTACGCCACAAATAAAGTTTATAAAGATTTGGATCCTTATTGATCCGACAGGAATAAAATTCTTGCTCAGTTAATTCCGAGTTCGAAAGCATTTTTCCCATATTCATTTTAATAATTTTATCAACTCTAAGTTTTTCGGGTATAAGAAACATAGGATAGTTCAAAGTATGCTGATTAGAGTATTGATTTTTAATAACATAATTATTATAATTATTAATCCAACAGGCAGGCATTATAGATAAGGCAGTTGGGATATTAAAATTATCAATAGTCATATTCTCAATTTCCTTCTCAATTGAAATTTGTACTGAAACAGGTATGTCAAAAACTTTTTCCATCAATAAGCGGGTACGCGGACCCGTGCTCTTATAAGGTAATTTGTTTTCAACATAACTGTTGAATGCTTTTTTCAAAAGATTAGTTTTATAAGAATCTTCGGCTACTAAGAGCACCTCATGCTCATGCAATAAATAAAAAATTTTCTTGCCGTAATTATATACAATAGGACAACCAGGATATTCATATATCAGAGATAAAGCTTTACTACGTAATAAAGAAAAATACTTGTTCTTAGAACAAAAAGCATATTTTTTAGTTACCCAAGGTAAAGTTGCGAGCGTTTCTCTAGGATCACGGATATTAACCAATTCTTGCGGATCATATACTAAACCACAAAAACTAGCTTCGGAAATATCATCGACACTCAGCAATTTTACATTGAGTCCCATACTTGTGTAGTAATCTTGTGGAATTTCTTTATTTTTGCCCATAGCAGCATCATCACCTTCTATAATGGAACCAGAATAGTCAATATTATAGTTGTGACACGCGAAGCAAGAACATCAAATTAGAAAAACCATTTCCCAATGAAGTATTCATCTCTCCAGATTGTCTTTTTGCATCAACCATAATAGTAAAATATTTATTAACAACAGTATTGGTTGAAGCTATAATTTTAAAAATGAGTCGGCAGTAACGTTGAGCCCATACATTATTTTTAGAAATATGTCTATATAGTTCAAATTCACAATCATTCATCATATCAGTAGTAAAATGACTTTCAAATGATGTATAATCGGAAGTATGGTAAGATAATCTTATCTCATTCATAAAATTATCTATATATTCAGGTCTTTCATGTTTAGGGATTTTCTTAATAAAATAAGGCAGTTTAAACAAAACCTTTTCCACTTTATGGAAAAAAAGGTCCCATCACCGCTTTAGCAGCATCTTCCCTGGCCCAAATACCTCGATGATGTTTATATTCAGGATAATATTCCTCCTTAGTGAAAAGTTTAATTAAATAATCACTATCCTTTGGGTGGTCCACTTCACCATCTAAAAATGGACCATCTCTTCGAGCTTTTCTAATTTGTTCCTTACGCCATTCAGGATAATTAGTGGTGCTTAACCATTCTTCAAAGTCAAAAGTTTCTGTGGGATCAAATGGCGTTATATTCTTCAATAACCATCTTTTGACAAAACGACGAAATCTTCGTCTCATAACCCTATTATATTTAGGCGGGTCGTAAGCCATCCGTTTTGCAACTCCGGTCAACAGTGAATCAGGGTTACTGATATCAGATTTAGGAGGTATGGCAGCTATGTGTTCAACATCACATTTACCAATAGGCGGTCGTACGTGTGGATCATAGTTGTCATATGTTTTATGAGAAGCAAAACGTGTTGCATCTGGTGGGCAAGTGACTTTTAAGTCAACTTCATCAGCCCGATAACCGTATATAAAGTAGCCAGATTCTACTTTATATTTCCGGCAGTTAATATTTAACGGCTTGTACCCGGAAGTACAAGAGGATCCAGACCAAGCCGAATCTGATCCCCACGTCGAAAATGCTCTTGAAAGATATCAGTAGATCGACCAAGGAAACGAAAACTCATAATTATATCACAAGCCCGTCTACTGGTATCATTCAAAAGATCTTCTGACAAGTTCATGCCCCGATCATAATTAATAAAAGGTCCCATGCTCGTCGAATTTCCTAATCGCTCAATAATAGCCTCAGATGATAAAGTATTGGCCGTACTCTTAGCAGAAAACATATGTGTTAAAAGCTCCAAAGAAATACGTCCTTCTGAAACAGCTGTAGAAACCATTTCCTGCTTATATATAAACTTATCACCATATTCATTCTCTGAAAAATAAACATATTTAGTATCATAAATATGACGATAAGAAATTATATAATCATCCTGAGTTATTTTAAAAGTTCTATCCATCTCCCTTCGTAAGTCTACCAAATCATTGAACTTATTACAAAATAAAGGATGTAAAGCATCAACAATAAATTCAGTTTTCCTACAATGTAATCTAACTACATCAGTTCCCCATCGCGGGAATTTCATAAATAATATATTATGACTATAATTGCAGTTGAGATAAAAAATCTTAGAACTAACCCCCAAAAAATATATACACCAGATAGATGTCCATTACATTGTCGAATTAAAGCAAATAAAATAAATTCAACATTGTCATTTGAACAATCACAAACAAAAAAGGGAAAAATATAAACAAAAATAAAAAATATATATAAAAAGAACGCAGGCAAAAAATAGTATTTATTCATCATGGTAGGTGCAAACCAACCATAACTACTTTTAAGCTTAGCCAAAATTTCTTTTGGTATAGGCTTGTCATTAGAATCAGTATACTCATAATAGTATGCCCTAGGTTCATATTTAGTACTAGTCACAGTAATGGGTATTTCTTCAGGTATTTCCATTATCTTGACTAAAGGAATATCTTGTACAGATATTAAAGGTGGATCAGCATCATTATCACTAGGTGAAACTACATCAATTTTATCGGATTGTCTCCCAACAAGTTCTTTCAAAAAACCAAAATATTGAACACGTTGTTCAGAATTCATTTCAATAGGTCGCACAATAGAATAATTGTAACCTCTGCAGCTTAATTTCTGGTAAATAAAGCCTTTATTCTCTGAATTCCAAGCATTCAAA